GCCTGTCAACGCCATGCGCAATGATCTCAACGACAAGTCCATCCGCAATCACGCGAGCGTGTGGAGGGCGAGACTCGGCGGCAAGTACACTCCCGATCATGGCGAAGTCACGCAAGGGTCCGGTGCTGCTGGCGGGGATGGATGACTGCCTGCTCGGCATCAACTACCCACGAGCAGGAGAACGTGGTCCGCCAGTCGCCGTCTACTCAGCCGACATGATCGTTGCCCGTCTGCGCGACTATCAGGGCATGACCGTCAAGCAGGCCCGCTGCTGGGTCACCGACGAGATTGAAACGCGGTGGATGGGTGTCGGCACGCCGCGCATCGTCTGGGCAGCAACTATCCAAGATTTTGGTGTCAACTCCACGAGTTGACATAATTACGGGCTATATTCGCGGTTATGACGGTCAGCACGTTTGATGAGTTCAGGGACGCAATCGTTGCACATTTGGAGCGTAACGGCTCATCGCGCAACGAGTTAGCGATGAGTCTCGACAAGCAACGGGTGCTGCGAGCGCATTCCGTGCGCTGCATCCTGAGCCAAGCACCTAGCCTGCGCCGGCGGTACGCATCGTTCAACTCCATCCTCGCCATCGCCGACGCGGCGGGATTCACCATCCAACTTTCACCCAAGAATGAAACGGAATAAGAATGCCAAGCAAGTCGCCGGCTCAGAAGCGTCTGATGCAAGCAGCAGCGCACAACCGATCGTTCGCCAAGAAGGCGGGCGTGCCAATGTCCGTGGCAAAGAAGTTTGTGCGGGCGGACAAGGCCAAGGCGGCCAAGCGCCGCTCCCGGTAAGGCAGGGAAGGCCGCCAGAGCCAGTACCAGCCGATCAGGCGGCTAGCCTGGTCAAATGGGTGTCGGAGGGCCGTCCGCTCAGGGAATGGTGCAGACAGCCGGGAAACGCCCACTGGACCACGGTCTACGAGTGGATGGACAAGGACTCAGAATTCTCCCTCCGCATCGCACGCGCACGCGAGGATGGCTACGACGTAATCGCGGACGAGTGCATGCGGCTGGCCGACATTGAGCCAATCGACCAGACCCATGTCGGGTGGCGGCGGCTGCAGATCGAAACGAGGCTCAAGCTGCTCGCCAAATGGAACCCCAAGAAGTACGGCGACCGGGTCGGCGTTGACCATGCCGGCGGCGTGACCCTCAACGTCACGACAGGCGTACCAGCCGAATGACCGCGATCAGGCTCGACTACCACCCGCGAGCGTGGCAGCGCGAATGTCACCTCAAGAGGCGACGGTTTACCGTTCTAGCCCTGCACCGCCGGGCAGGCAAGACCGAACTCGCCATCATGGAGCTGATTGACAAGTGCCTCAAGTGCAAAGCCGAACTAGGGTTCTTCGTCTACGTCGCCCCGTTTCTCAAGCAGGCCAAAGCCATCGCCTGGGCGCGGCTCAAGCAGAAACTCCTGCCCATGCGTCAGACCGCGGCCATCGACATCAACGAGGCGGACCTAGCCGTCACGTTCAAACACAACGGCGCGACCATCCGCCTGTTCGGCGGCGACAACCCCGACGCCCTGCGCGGCGTCCGACTCGACGGCTGCGTGATTGACGAAGTCGCCCAGATCCGGCCCGAGGTCTGGAACGACATCATCCAGCCCGCCCTGTCCGACCGTCAGGGGTGGGCCATGTTCATCGGGACGCCGGCGGGCATCAACCTGTTCAGCGAGTTGTTCTACCGTGCGAGCAGTCTGCCCGACTGGTGGGCCGCTCGTTATACCGTCAACGATACGGACGCCATTGACAAGGTCGAAGTGCAGCGCCTAAAGCGCGACATGCCCGAGTCGGCCTACGCACGCGAATACCTGTGCGACTTCACCGCGGCAGGCGACAATCAGCTCATCACGCTCGCCGACTCCGAGAGCGCAGCAGCGCTTGTGTACCCCGACCGCGATGTCAGCGACGCGCCGCTCGTCATGGGCGTTGACCCGGCCAGGTTCGGTGATGACCGCAGCGTGGTCGTGTTCCGCCAAGGGCTGCGCATGGAGACGCCGAGCATCTTCCAAGGCATCGACAACATGGCGCTGGCAGGCCGCATTGCCAACCTGATCGAAGACCGCGACCCGGACGCCGTGTTCATCGACGTCGGCGGCGGGGCCGGCGTCATCGACCGCCTGCGGCAGCTCGACTACGACGTCATGGAAGTGAACTTTGGCGGCAAGGCGATCTACCCCAACCTGTATGTCAACAAGCGCACCGAGATGTGGTGGTCCATGCGCGAGTGGCTGCAGTCTGGCGGCGCAATCCCCAACGACACCACGCTCAAGGCCGAACTCGCCACCCCGACTTACGAGTTTGACATGGTCGGCAGGCGTGTGCTTGAGTCGAAGGACGAGATCAAGAAGCGCCTGCAGGGCGGCGCTAGCCCCGACATCGCCGACGCCCTTGCGTTGACATTCGCGTTCCCGGTTGCCAAGGCGCTGCCACGCGAGATCCGCGAACGAATCGACCCACGCGCACGGAACGACTACGACCCATACGAGGCAATGCAATGAACATCCGCATGGCAACCATCGAAGACGCCGCCGTGTTGACAGCGATGGGCCGCGACTTCCTGCAGTACAGCGAGTACCGCAACATCCAGGTGACCGACGAGCAGTTGCAGGCCGGCATTGCCCAGATCATCGCGTTTGAGTGCTCGTTCGTCGCTGAAATGGACGGGCGTGTCATCGGCGCGATCCTCGGCGTGACGGGACCGCTGTGGTTTGCGGCGCACGTCAGGACCGCCATCGAACTAGCGTGGTGGGTGGACCCGGCCTATCGCATCACGTCGGCTGGCATCCGGCTGCTCAAGACGTTTGAGGATCACGCCCACAACCTCGACGTGCAATACATCGCCATGAGCGATCTTGTTGTCCAAGGTGACACACCTGTTGCAAGATTGTTGGGGCGAATGGGTTATAGTGTCACGGAACGCATGCACACGAAGGAGATTTGACATGGCAGCATTCACGGCACTCGGTACGGCTCTCGGAGCAACGGCAGCTACGGCTGCTAGCACAGGCATCGCGGCAGCTGCGGCAGCGGCTGCTGCTGCAGGAACCGCATACTCGGTCTACGCAGGCGAACGCGCAAATGACGCCCAAAAGCAGGCTATGAACGAGCAGCGCCAGGCGCAGCAGCAGGCAACCACGCAGGCCGCATCGCAGCAGCGACGCAGCGCGCAGGCTATGGCAGCCGCCAACCGTCGCCAACCCGACATGGGCGCAATCATGGCCGGCGCAGCTGAGGGCGCAGGCGGCGGACCAACCAACACCATGCTGACCGGTCCGAGCGGCGTTTCGCAGCAGGATCTTGCCTTGGGTCGGTCAACCCTCCTCGGAGGCTGAGATGAGCGAATACACGGGCGACGCGCAGTCCTACCCCGACGCACCCACGCGGGACAAGTTGTTCACGCGCTGGGGGATGCTCAAGTCTGAGCGCGCATCTTGGCTCGCGCACTGGCAGGAGATCACCACCTACCTGCTGCCGCGCAACGGTCGCTACTTCCGCCAAGACCGCGACAAGGGATGGCGCCGGCACAACAACATCTACGACAACACCGGGACTCGCGCACTGCGCACGCTCGGCGCAGGCATGATGGCCGGAGCAACGTCGCCTGCACGGCAGTGGTTCAGGCTCGCCACCGCTGACCCGGAACTCAACTCCTACCAGCCCGTCAAGTTGTGGCTTGACGATGTCACGCGGCGCATGCAGCTCGTGTTCCAGAAGTCAAACACGTACCGCGCCCTGCACACGATGTACGAGGAACTTGGCGCGTTCGGCACGGCGGTCAGCGTCGTGCTGCCTGACTTCAAGAACGTCATCCACCAGTACCCCGTGACCTGCGGCGAGTACTGCATTGCGACCGACTTCCAAGGTCGCGTGACCACGCTGTACCGCGAGTTTGAAGTCACGGTCGCCGATCTAGTCAAGGAGTTCGGCTACAATAACTGCAGCATTACGGTGCGCAACATGTACGACCGTGGCACACTCGACGCCTGGGTGCCGATCATCCACGCCATTGAGCCACGCACCGACCGCGACCACAAGAAGCGCGATGACAAGAACATGGCCTACGGGTCGTGGTACTTCGAGGTCGGCGGCGAGGAAGGCAAGTTCCTGCGCGAGTCTGGGTTCCAACAGTTCCCTGCGCTCGTACCGCGTTGGGCGACCGCCGGCGGAGACATCTATGGCAACTCGCCCGGCATGGAGGCGCTTGGGGACATCAAGCAGCTGCAGCACGAGCAGTTGCGCAAGGCGCAGGCCATTGACTTCCAGACCAAGCCGCCACTGCAGGTTCCCGTGTCGATGAAGAACCGCGACGTCGAGACGCTGCCGGGCGGCATCTCGTTTGTTGACGGCGCAGGCATGGGCATCAAGACCGCGTTTGAGGTCAACCTGAACCTGCAGTACCTGCTGAACGACATTGTCGATTGCCGCGACCGCGTGCGAGGCGCGTTCTACGCCGACATGTTCCTGATGCTGGCTACGCAGCCCAACACGCGCATGACGGCCACCGAGGTCGCGGAACGCCACGAGGAAAAGCTGCTGATGCTCGGCCCCGTGCTTGAGCGCCTGCACAACGAACTGCTCGACCCGCTCGTTGACATCACGTTCACGCGCATGATTCAGTCGGGCATCGTCCCGCCGGCGCCTGAGGAACTGCAGGGCATGGATCTGAACGTTGAGTTCGTCAGCATGCTCGCGCAGGCGCAGCGTGCCATCGGCACGAACAGCGTTGACAGGTTCGTCGGCAACCTCGGCGCCATCGCGCAGATGAAGCCCGACGTGCTCGACAAGTTCGACAGCGACCAGTGGGCCGACATCTATGCCGACATGCTTGGGGTCGATCCTTCGCTCATCATTGCGGACAAGGAAGTGGCGATGGTGCGCAATGCGCGCAACCAGGCAATGGCGGCGAAGGAGCAGGTGGCTGCGGTCGAGCAGGCCAGCAAGGCGACTCGCAACCTGGCTGCGTCGCCTACCGATCAGCAAACCGCGTTGACCGACGTGATGAACATGTTCTCTGGATACGGCAGCCCTAGCGCACTGGAGGTCTAATGCCCGTCTTCCAAAAGTATCCCGGCAGCCCATGGCTGTACGACCAAGCGAATGGCGACATCGTCGGTGTCAAAGACCCTGACGGCAGCGAGCAGTTGTTCGCTCGCATCCCGCTCGTTGGCTCGTTTCACAGCAACGTGCTGCAGACAGCGTCCATCAACACTGAAACGCCGATGCAGTTTGCAACAACGGACATCTCGCACGGGATTTCGGTTGCCGACAACACCAAGGCTGTCGTGACGCGCACGGGCATCTACAACGTGCAGTTCAGCGCCCAGTTGCGCAATGCTGATAGCCAAGAGGCCAACGTTGACATTTGGTTCCGTGTCAATGGGGTTGATGTTGCGGACAGCAATACGCGCATCACGGTGCCGAAGACGCACGCCAGCGGCGACGGTTTCGTCGTGGCAGCGTGGAACATCTTTCTAGACATGACCGAAGGTCAGTACGCGCAGATCATGTGGTCCACGCCGGACACGGATGTGTCAATTTACTTTGCCAACAGCCTGACATCGCCGACGAGGCCGAACATCCCGTCCGTGATCGTGACTGTCAACGAGGTTGACGGCAGCTACATCCCATGACGAACTACGATCCTCTCGACCTGCGCGGCCAAGAGAAGGCAAAGGCCGACCGCGAACTACGCGAGCGGATCGCTCGTGAGAACGAGGAGAATGACATCAAGTGGCTGATGTCATCAAAGCGAGGCCGCCGCATCGTGTGGCGGCTCATGGACAGAGCAGGCGTGTTCCGCAGTTCGTTCAACACAAACTCCATGTCAATGGCGTTTGCGGAAGGGAATCGGAATTACGGACTGCAACTTCTC